GATAACCCAATCTCCTAATTTGCACCAAGGTTCTTTAAATTTGTCTTTATCTACATAAGCTAAAGGACCCATTTTTAAAACGTAACCACACGTAGTTGCAATTCTTGCTTTGTCTAAAGTTTCTTGAGAATAAATTAATCCACCTTTACTTTTACTAGGTGGGGTAAATGGTAAAACTAAAAGTCTCCAACCAGAGGGGTTGGGTAATTCATCAACCGTTTCAGTTCCAATGTTATCGGGACTTAAAGGTTCTTTTTCTTCTGGTGCGTTTTTGTTAATTTCTTTGTATTTTTCTTCGAGGGCGTTCTTATGCTTTGGGACCTCGGTTTTTAATGTCGACGATGTTTCCGCCTGTTTCATTTTGCTCCTTCTGTTTAAGCAGGTTAGAGATTTCCTGTAACGTTAATTGTATGGCGTGAGCCTGTCCTAGTAAATACTTGTATTTTTCGTGATTGTCAACCCCTGTACCACTAATCATAGAGTCGCCAATAGTTTGAAGATTTTCTTTAAGTCTCTTCTGTACCTTATTTATTAAAACGAGTTCATCCATTTATATTAATCGGACGTTTTTATGTGTACCATCGTCCAATCCTCTTACTACACCGCCTTTAGCTTTTTTTAAAAATCTTTTGTATCCTTTATATTTTTTAGAAGGATCATAATTAGGATCTGACTCATCTTTAATTTTTCCTTCTTCTGCTAGTCCTCGAATAATATTTCCTCTTGCGCTTACCGCAGATCCCGTTGCATCAGGATCTGAATAATTTCCTTTTCCAGCTCGAGCTCTTCTTAAGCCTTCTAATACAATTTCTTTTTTAGATTTTTTACGTTTTGGTTTTTCTTCTACTTCTACTTCTTCTATTACTTCTTCCTCACCTTCACCCGCTTCTTTGTTGAACATAGCTGCGATGCCTTGTGCCGGAGCAAGTAAAGTTAAAATTTTAAGAGATTCTTCAGGGTTAGCATCCATATAGGATTGAACCCGTTTTGATAGTTCCATTAATCCAACTGCGCTGGCTACTGAGCCAATCACAATTCCCGCGGCCTCTGCAAAAGGCACCATATAGGGTATTGCTAATACCGGCATTATCTTTTAGCGATTCCGGCGCCTCTTTTAGCTATTCCCATAGACTTAACGTGGCCGCCGTGTTTGTAAGCCATTCCTTTGCCTCTTTTAGCAATTCCGCCGCCTTTAGCTTTAAGTTCACCCACGATTCTTCTTTTTTCGGCTGCAAGATTTCTTGCACCTTTTCCTGTGTGTGCTCTTTCAGAATCAACTCTGCCAAGTTCTTCAAGTCTATTCATTCTTCTAGTATTTGCCATAATTATCCTCTTTTCTTAGCCATTTTTTTAAAAGTTTTGGCTAGGTTATATCTTTTGGATCCTGGAGGACAAGACTTGCTACCGAATTTTTTTCCAGTACAAGGTTTATCCTTACGCATATTTTTGGTAGCCTTTTGGATCCATCTACCATCTTTAGCTCCTACACGTCCACCGGCTGCATACTTTCGTGCTACAGTTTTCATCGGATGTGCCGAAGTCGAATCATAAAAACTCGGAGCCATAATTATCTATTTATCTTACCAGATTTTTTAGCTGCGCTTCCCCATTTGCCATAAGATTCATCTGCCGAAGCTTTCAGTTGTGCTGCAGTTCTTGGCTTTCTAACTCTCATTGCAATGGACTCATCTTTACGATCTTTGTATCCCTGTTTCTTCATAGAAGAACCAGCTTCCCCGTAAGGGAATCTAACATTTGATCTTACGCCGTTTTGTCTCATATTTTTTCCTTATGTGTAGTACTTAGTTTTTTTCCTACGATTGTTCATTACTTTACCACATCCCTTTGCAATTGCAACACGAACGGGTCCACCATCCTTATATTCTTTTTCCCACCTTTGCGCAATCTCAGGAAGATTAGCGTGCATATATTTTCTTTGTTTTTCTGACTTAAAAGGCACTATTTTTTGCCTCCGCCATTCCTGAAAATCTGAGTTCCTTTAATACCAAAAATACTCGCGCAGACTAAAATCCATAAATTTGTGAACCATTTCGGAAGGGACTGGAAATACTCAAAAAAGAGTCTAACCTTGTCCATCGCTGTAGGATCGTCTGACATCACCGCCCAAATTAACACAATGATGGGCGCCGAAATAATGACAAGAACGAATTCGTCCTTGTAATCGTTTTGCCTAGCTTCTAAAAGTTTGCCTTGGTAAGATTCCTCACCTCGGGCCATCTTTTCTGCGTGCATCAATTGTGCATCAGACATAGCCATTTTGGTCTTTTGACGGTTGGAATAAATTTTACTTCCAGCCTGCAAAGCAATTTTTGCTAAACTGAACCAAGCCATACTAGTACCACTTAGCTTTAACTGGTTTTTTATCAGCTCTCATACGCTTTGTGCCACGTACAGTAACTGTTTGAGTTTCAGTAGGGTTCGGAGCTTCGATTTTTACTCCCCCTGTTTGATATCCGTCTTTACCAACACCTAATTCTTTAGTAATTTTAGGTGCATCGACGTATCCTGATCCTCTTTGCCAATCTTTACTCATATTATCTCCTTATGGGTTAATTATACTTACTTTTTTGGAAAATTTCTACCAAAATCGTGTTTTTTGCTCTTATCAGCCATTTCTTGTTTAGCTAACGAGACATCGGCACGTAAATAAGCTAATTCTTCGTTCTGTTCTAGCTTTTCATCGTGTTGTTGGTCGTTCATCATTGCTTTCATTGTATCTAAATTGATTCTTTCGTCATCGTAGTCTTTTTTACGCTCATTATCCATTGCTCTTAAGTCTAATTCTCTTGCTTTAAGTTTCATTAATGGATCTCCACCAAAACCACCTGTAATTTTGTTTTCTTCTTTTGCATATTCAGCTGTCATCTCAGCAACTAACACTGCTTTTCTTGCTTCAATCTGATTTGTGATGGTTTGAATTCTTTGCGCTCCCGGATGTTGTTGTGCCATCTGTGGATTTTGTTGCATCATTGGTCCAATCTGCTGTTGTAAAGTTTGTAATTCTCTTAATTCTTCAATGAACTCTAATTGAACTTGTTCTTGAGCCATAAAAGAAATGTGTTCTAAAATATTTTTTTGAACAGCTGCCATTACCACTGGATTATTTTGTACCATATTTAAACTCATAAAATGTAAGTGTGCATCAATGTGTGCTTTATGGTCTTGACCTGGAAAAGCTTGAAAAGGTTTATTAGACATTGCTACAATATGTTCTAAAGCTGGGTCCATTGGTATCGGTTTTGCTGGAGGTGGTAAAATAGCATTAATATTTTTAATACCAACTGCTTCATACATCGAACGATACGCTTGATATAAATTATGAATTTGTGGATTAGAAGATGCGAGTTGTAATTGCATCTGTGCCATAGAAATTCTTTGTGTTTGAGAAAANATATTAGGATCCGCTACAGGTATAATATCTATTCTGTCATCAAAATCNGTTTGTTTAATTTCACGTCTAGCGTTCGGTACATCATAAGGATAAACCGGTGGTAAGTAAGTTTTAAATACTTCTGCTAATAATTTGAATTCTTGTTTTAAGCCAACGTATAATCTTTTGTGAATAGCTGACATNACCCGCGATCCACGTTCCAATAGCGCCACAGTTGTACCCACGGCTGCTTGTTGGTTCATATCGCCTACTTGATTGTCTGCGATAGCCGCGAAACGTTGACCTGCGCCTACTACAATACCCATCAATTGTAATAAGGTTTGTGATGGTTCTTTGTATGGAAGCTGCATAAACGAATCTTTAATGTTGCCTCCCGGAGCGTCGACATCTCTAAACTCACCTGGTTGTAAAGGTTGAGCATCATCTCTAACTCTAATTCCTCTAGTCTTAAATCCAGCTGGTAAGTTAGCTAAAGTACCTGCATCTAATAATTGTCTTAATGCAGAAGTCGCTGTTCTTGATAATCCACCAATCATATGAATTAAACCAAAACCATAAAAACCTAATCCTGGTAAAAATTTAAAGTGAACAAAGTAAGTAATTTTTTTCTTTAAGGGATCATTTAATTTAAAGTTTCTTCTAATGGCTAAAATTTTAAAAGTCGATTCATCAATCGTTACTATGTAAGGTAATTTAATTCCTGTTGGTTCTCCATCTTCTTGATTTTTATCTTCATAGCCTTCTAAATCTAAATTTACGTGACATTCTAATAAAGTATAAATGTCATCTTGTTTATCTTTAGTAACACCTTCTAATTCGTGTTCTTTTTTAGTTACTTCATTTTCAGTAATTGGAGGTTTTCCTAATTCAATATCTCTATAAAACCCAGCCACTTGTTGTTTTCTTAAATCATTTTCAGATATTTTTACAACGTGTACCACCGAGTCTGCATCTTCTAAAGAAGTTGCAGCATATGGTACAACCAAATCGTCTGAGGGAACGAATTTGGAAACGGCTCTACCTAAGAGATCGTCATAGTAGACTTTCTTAAATGTAGAGCCGGCGAGGGGTAAATAGAAAAGCATTTGGTCAAACTCAGGTTCGTATTCCTTCATTTGATCCATTATCTGCCAATTCATAAAATCTTTTACACGATGAGCTTGGTCTTGTTTTGCTTCATCAATATTTCCTAAAATCTGTGCTCTGACTGGACCGTCAGCGGGTAATAATTCTTTATAAGCGGTTGCTTGAAATTGTGTAACGGCTTCTGCTAAAACTGGGTGAGTAACACCGGATGCACCTCTGAAAGGTTCTGTTCTTCTTTCATATTTAAATCCTAATAAATCTAAACCTTCTCTATAACTATCTTCCCAATCTTTTCTTGAATTTCTGTAATCTCTATAATCATCAACAAGTTTAGCTCCTAATGGATCTAAAACTTGATCATCTAAAAATTCTGCTAAGTTTGCATAGTGGTCTTCACCACCTTCAGGAACTGCAGCAGAAGGATCAAAGGAAACTTCAGCGCCTCCTTCTTCAGTCATTTCTATTTCAACTGGTTTTCCTTCAGCGTCGACTTCTTTAACGTTTTCTTGAATCGCTTCTTCTATCTCTGCTTCGCCTGGAATTTCAACAGTCGTTTTTTGGTTGGGTAATGCTTTATCTATCTTATCGGCCATTTTACCATTCTATATACTATTTTTGATTAATTCAACACCTGAANNCNCNTCTACCTNGATTTAGTGATGTTGTCAAACTAGCTAAACCACCTTGAGCATAGCCTTTATAATCCATAGCATATTCCTCTATTAAATCGTCTTGTTGTTGGCCTCCTTCGAGACCTGTAATTTCTTCTGCTTTTTCTTCCATTCCGCT